GAAGAATGGGCTGATCCGACGTATGCAACTCTAACCTTTACGTCTTCGTAAAAATAGTTTAAAGTAGAGAAAGAATGGATAAAGAAAAACGAAACATACAGCCGCATGCCAATAAGGAAGTCAAACACCTTATGGTTTTACTGGATAAATCTCAAGCTGGTGAATTTAAAAGAATGGTTCCGGAGCTTCAAGACACTTGGGCCAAGAAACAAATGTTTAGAACCGAAACCGAAATGCGTTTCTCGGTTTTATCTGATAATAAATATGGAACCAAGGCCTCGAAATACTGGCAATCGGTTCGAGAACAAAATTCCCACTTTGAAAATCTTATGCGTCTTTCTTTTGAGTACCGGAAGAATGATGTCGCGATTCAAAAAACTCAAAGAGATATTAAAAAAGAAAAAGATCCTTTAGAAAAGGAACTTAAACAAATAGAACTTGAAGAAAAACTTTATGTCAAAGCAGGGTACGAACTAGCGGCTAAAGCTAGAATGAGAGAAATTTCAACGTGGTCTAAGCTCAAGAAAGAATTTCATGACGGCACTTTCGATGACAAAGATGTTAATACCCACCAGGCAGAATCATACATGCATCGACTCGAACAGCAGAAATTAACTCTGACACCGGGATCTTCACAACCAGAAGTATTTAATGTGCTGGGTCAACTTGAAACTTTAAAACGTGTTAGAAAATCAGGAGAACTTCTACCCAAAGGTAAGCAGGAAAAACAAATAAAGAAATAAAATGCAATTTGACTTTGTATTCTTAGGTCAATCAGTTTTAAAATATCAAGTCCCTCTTGAAGTGTTTGCGTGGCTTAATGAACTTTACGAAACCAAAAAGAAACATTTACCCGATGCCTCTAAGCAACTCTCAGGAAAAATCTCTGATGAAGTCTCCTTGTTTTATGCAGGACCTACTAATAAGAGAATGCATCAACATAATTATGTATCCGAGGATATACTACACTGGTTTTATGGTATCTTTAAACATTATTTAGATTGGAATATGATTGACCCATATACTATGAATATTAGCTCTATTTGGGTTAATGAAATGAAAGCAGGAGACTATAATCCTGTGCATATTCATAAAGGTAAAATCTTTACCGGACTTTCCTCAGTGATGATTCTTAAACTTCCCAAAGATATGGGACCGGAAGTAGCACGACCTGATCAACCGATGAATGGACGACTTCAAATTTTAGGAAATGTTGCAGGTCAATTTGCGCATACTGATGCTTATCCTAAAGTAAAGATAGGAGATTTTTATGTCTTCCCTTATGACGTGAGACATGTCGTTTATCCTTTCACCAATAAAAAAGCAAAACGAAGAACGCTGGTATGTAATTGTGATGTTGCATATGATCCAGTCGCTTCAAGGATCGTTAAATGATTACAGAACCTAAATGGAAATCTCTACTCGCTAATACCGTTGAACCAATATTTACACCGCAACAGTGCCAGGATATTATCAACATGGGCCATCAGCAAAAATCTGAAGAGGCTAAAGTAGGAGATAAAGAAAAAAAAGGAGGAAAATATGATACTAAAATGCGAATTACAACGATCAGCTGGATTCCTTTTAAAGCGCTGCCTGATATGTATCGAGTTATTGAACGCTCAATGAAGCAAGTCAATGGAAATCATTTTGGTTATGAAGGCATGATGATTACTGAACAAGCTCAGTTCACCGAATATCCTAAAGGAGGATTTTATGACTGGCATATGGATGCCGAGGCGAACTGTCGGTTTGAACCTCCTGTTCGAAAAATATCCATGACGATTTTACTTTCTCCTCCCCACGAATTTGAAGGAGGCGATCTGGAATTTATGGCCGAAGGCAATAAACCACCTCAACTCTTGCAAGGTCAGGCTATTTTTTTCTGTAGTCTTATTCGTCACCGGGTTAATAAAGTTAAAAAAGGCATACGACGCTCCTTGGTGATGTGGTTCGGAGGTCCTCCGTTTAAATGAACCGAGAACTTTTATTTCCCACCCCTATCTATTCTAAAATGGTGCAGGATCCTAAAAAATTAAATAAATATTTATTCCCGCTGATTAAAGCCTGGAGTAAAAAAGATAAAAGTGAAACAAAAACCAATGCGGGGGGAGGCTGGCACAGCCCCACCGATATGAATTTTAAAAAAGAGTATCAACCTTTAATCATTGAACTTTTTGCTATGCAAGAGGAAATTTATAAAGACTACGGCATGGAACCTAAACCCGGATTAGGAAATATGTGGACCAATATTAATTATCCTGGGTCTTATAACAAACAACACATGCACCCTAACTCTCAATGGTCAGGTGTCTACTATGTGAAAGTTCCCAAGAATTCTGGTAGGTTGTTTGTAGAAGATCCACGTCCCGGTCCTAATATTATATTACCTCGACGTGTGAAGGGAATACCCCGAGCCTTATGGCGTGTGGTGATCTATCCAGCGATCGAAGGACAAATCATGATGTTTCCAGCATGGGTGCCCCATGGTGTAGAAATAAATGAGTCTAAAGAAAAAGGAGAAAAAGGCTGGCGCGTATCGGTTTCTTTTAATTTTATTCAAGCGGACAAATGATCCAAACTATTTATACAGAACTTCCCCGGGAAAAGCTTATTCATTTAACTCGCCCTGAATTTATAGATGGAACTGAACAATCTTTCCATGATTCTTTAAGCGCTTCAATCTCCAAGCATGGGTTTAAGGATCCAGTTTATTGTGTCTATAACCATAAGACGTGGGGAGATGAAATAAAAGTTCTTGTCGGTAATAATCGAATGGTTGTGGCCAAAGAACTTGATATTAAAATCATTCCTGCGATCATTACCAATTATAAAGCCGATGAATTTCCTTTAGAAGGAAAAATTTTAAACACTGATGAAGAGGTAAGGGCTTTATTTCATTTACCTGATCAACTCCACGTCAGACGAGACAAGAATGGGGACATTGATCAAGTGACGGCACCCCATTACGTAGGAAAAATTAGAGAAAAATATGTTTAAAACAAAAAAATATCAGGTGATTCGAGGAGCGCTCTCCAAAGAGCTCGCTAATTTTATCTTTAATTATATAATGTTGCAGCGAGACGCTGTGGATTTGATGATGAAACATAATAAAGTGAATCCAGCTAATCCTTTTGTTGGAACAAGAGGGGACAAACAAATCCCGTGGTTCCCAGGAGCCTATTCTAAATATGCAGACTGGGTGATGGAAACATTACTTATGTATATGATCCCTATTATGAAAGCTAAAACCAAATTAGAACTTATCCCAACGTATTCTTACACACGACTTTATATAAAAGGAAATAAATTAAAACGTCATAGAGACCGACCAAGCTGTGAAGTTTCAACGACTCTTCATTTAGGAGGAGATGAATGGCCTATCTTCTTAGATCCATCAGGAAAACATTATGTCATTAATGAATCAAAAGAGATACATAAGCCAGGGGCTCCCAAAGGAATACGCGTAGATTTAAAAGTAGGAGACATGCTTATTTATGCTGGTCACGAGCTAGAACATTGGCGTGAACCTTTTGAAGGCAACATCTGCTCTCAAGTTTTTCTGCATTACAATCATGCCAACGGTCCCTATGCCAAGACTAATCTGTATGACAAACGTCCAATGCTGGGCGTTTCTAAGCAGTTGATCTCCTCAAAGATATAGTATATTCGTAATAGAAACGGATTTTCTATGTTACAAAAGATAGGTTTTCTACCAGGATTCAATAAACAAGTTACACCGACCACGGCCGAAGGGCAGTGGATTGCGGGTGATAATGTACGCTTCAGATATTCCACTCCTGAAAAAATAGGAGGCTGGGCTGAACTGGGAGAGAGCTATTTAACAGGACCCGCACGAGCCCTCCATCATTTTGTTGACAACACCGGTATTAAGTATGCAGCCATTGGAACCAATCGAATTCTTTATGTTTATTCAGGAGGAATTTTTTATGACATTCATCCTATTAAAACAACTACTACCCTAACCAACGCTTTCACTACAACGAATGACTCCACGTCTGTTACCATTACTTTTGCCTCGGCTCATGGGATAAGCGCAGGGGATATTATTTATCTTGATGATTTTACAGCCATTACTAATTCAGATTATGATGCAGACGATTTTAATGATGTTAAATTTATGGTGACCACCGTTCCTACTACGACAACTCTTACCATTACCATGTCGTCAGCAGAAGAGGGATCAGGAGCCACTACGTCTGGAGGTATTCGCGTTCAATATTATTACCCCGTGGGACCGGCTCAACAGCTAGGAGCTTATGGTTGGGGAATTGGTCAATGGAGTGGTACGGTTACAGGAGAAGTCTCGACAACTTTGGATGGAGCTATTACCGATGCTGCAGCAACCAGTGGCATTACTTTAGCCGATTCAAGTGAGTTTCCTTC